AGAATACTTATCTGTCAATAATGTATAAGCAGCAACATTAGTTTTAGTTTTACAATAAATTCCTTTTGGAAATAAAATTCCATCTTCAGGAAATGAAAAATTAATTACATCTCCACTTGGAACATCCCCAATAAATAAAGTTGTACCTGAATTAGAAGTTGTAGTTAATTCTAAAACTCCTGCTCCTACTGCATCAGAAGCAATTATAATACCTCTTAATCTAACTGGTGCAGCAATAATTGCTGTTGCACCTGCAGCTGCTGTTGATCTTGTTGCTTGTATATCGCCTTTACTTGCCATGTTATTCTCCTATTAAATTTATGTGGGGCCGAAGCCCCACATTAATTATTTATTACGCTACTGTTGCGCCACTGTTTGAAACAATAACCCAACCAATTGTACTAGCCCAAACTAAACATACTGTGTCATTAACATCAGCAAAAGCAATGTTAGTTCCGTTAGCAAACGTAGCTGGAGTAACTGTTGCAGTTCCACCGCCGTCAACAACCATAGTAATGATTTTCATTTGACCAACAGTTGTACCATTAGCTAAAGTTACTGCAGCAGCACCTGCTCCTGTAGTTAATTCTGTAACTAAATTAGTTATATCAGCAGCACCTGCTCCAGATAAAGCTTGAACTCCACCTGTTATAGTTTTGCCATAAGATGCGTTAGTTGTAACAGCACCTGTAGTAGCATTTTTTGTAATTGATTCAAAACCGTTTTCCGATCGGACTGGTCCTGAAAAAGTAGTATTTGCCATATTATTATCCTCCAAGTTATTTCTACATAGTCTCTTGGCCGTCGACTATACTCGTCTATGCAGAATTTAATTGTATAGTAATGATTTTATATAGTAGATTTTAGTGAAGTGCAAGAGAGTTTGTAGTGGAGTTGACGTTTTCCAGCGGTTTAGTAGCGTTTAATTAAGTAGCTACTGATACTTGTGGTGCAGCATCTTCAATTTTATTCATCAAACTAGCTTGTTTTGCTTCTGCTAATTTAATGTGGTTGATAACTTCTCTAATTTTGTTATCAATCCTCACCATATCAAGAGTATATCTACCCTCGTCGTTATAGTGCTGCTCCCATTTCAGTTCTAGAGTCCTTTTCTGTTTGTAAAGGTTCTGAACGTGTGTTTGCATCATTAACCTCCTCATAGGTTATCCAAGTTTTACTTTTATTGTAAAATCCACTTGTTTCCCATACTATATCAGATTGTCCTAGTTTGTCAACTATTGCATCATTTAACGCTTCCTCGCTGTCTATGCAAGTCACATTAAACTTTGTGAAGTATCCTCTAGATCTAATTTGTACAGTAAATGTTTTCATGAGTTCTTTCTTATAGCATAAAAAAAGGGGGCCCGAAAGCCCCCTTTTAAATGAAAGTTGTGTATTAATTACGCACCTTCAACGCCGAAGATACCTCTAGGGTCTGATACTCCAAATGAGTATCTTTCTCTAGCTTTGTATCTAACGTTGCCAGTGTCGAAATCACCTTCCATTGCAGTATTTAACGCTGCTCTTTGGAACATTTTCATTCCATTAGGCACGTCAGTGATAATGTAGAAAGAATCCGTGTCAGTTAAGTAGTTATTAACTCTGTAACCTTGAGGGATCATTCCCATAGACGCAATTGCGTTTATGTCATTATCAGCTGTACCAACTCTACCTTGAGACTTCATAAGTCTTTCAGCTGTGAATTGGTTTTCAGAAGGGATAATCATCTTAACCCCTCTAGCTGCAATTTTGAGACCTCTTTCATCAGTCATAGCCGCAATGTCAATTAACGACTGTTCTAATGAAGTTTCATTAAGATCCGCCTGCGTAGTTAGGGTATTTTTGAAAGTACCCGCTATCGTAGGGTGCGAAGTGCTGAAAAGTGCAACACCGTCTCCAGATTTGAATGTGCCTACGCCAGGTAGACCGTTGTTCAATGGAGCCGCTGCTTTTACTTGTTTAGCATTTGCCATAGATCTTGCTAATGCTTTTGTGTATCTAGAAGCAAGTCTGTCGTAGAGGTTATCTTCGATAGCTTCTTCAGTGATAGCAAACGCAAGAGCGATTGTCTCGTGAGTGTAACGAGCAGTAAAAGTTTCTTGTGCAGAATCAAATGATACGCCTTGACCTTCACCTTTTACTTGTGCGTTAGCGAATCCAGATAACATAACTTCCTCTTCGAAAGCTCTGTCGCTAGATTCTGTTGTATAAATTTCAGCATGCTGATTTTCATACCTTTTGTATTCCAGACCAAATAGTGCATTTAGGCCTGGCTCTAGTTCTTTAACTAGTTGTGATCGTGATATTGCCATAGTCTATATACTCCTATTATGATTGTAGTTCTAACAAGTTAGCAACAACAATTACAGATCTGTAAGCAGCAGTAGCATCATCATTTTCAGGATCCTCTGCTGATCTTAATAATCTATATTGTTTGCTGTCTGCACCAGTCGTACCAATGTCCAAAGTTGCTGTTGATTTGCCAGTGTTGGCATCTCCAGCAGAAGCATTCATATCGAATGTTTCTAGGAACACAGCTTGAGCTGCTGCAGCGTCAGTCGCTACAATGTAGTTCTGGAATGGATCATCATTTACAAACGCTGTGATATCTTCACTGTTTGCTGGTGTGATTGAACCTGCGTAGTAGTTTGACCAAGTCGGCTTCAATGTAGTAGCCGCATTGTAAAATACTCCGTTAAGTACACCAACTACAGGAGCAGCTGAACCTTGTCCTTCGACAATGTATCCAGCAGCACTTTTGACAGCACCACCGTTGTAAATAGCGCCAGCTGTGCCAGCATCTATAAAGTATTTTGATTGACCAGAGATAGCAGGAGTATTTCCTAATCTATCGCCAGGGATCAAACCAAAACCTTTTGTGTTTTTGTTTGCCATAGTTTCTCCTATTCCATGTTGTTAACGTTAATTCGATGATAGGGATTAACCCGAGAAATAACTAAAAAATTATTTCTTTGTACCACCGAAGGTTACACGGGACTGTCTATCAATATTGATAGGCATCCTGTTGTCCTGCTCCTTCATTAGATCGTTGTTTATCGCTTCGTCCATATCTTCGGCTTTTGACCTCATATAATTTTGACGTTGCTGTGCGATCTCTTCAGGTACCTTTGCAAGCAAAAGGCCGCCAACCCCAACCACTCCCTTGTATTTGCCGTCTTCGACGACAGGATAGTCAGATGCGTTTTCGATTTCCTCGGCTCTAACAAGTTCATAACCTTGTCTGATCCGACCTTGAATGTTTTTAACATCCTGAAATCCAACACTCTCTGCTCTTATCCATCTATACCTGAATCCATCAGGTGCAGGGGGTGCATCTAGAGATGATGGTGGAACCCACACTTTTGGTCTTTCAGTCTTTGACCGTGTTTGGTTCGCACGAGAAGTCTTATTGTTATCTTTTTCCATACGCTATACCTCCTTCGTGATTTTTAATTGTTTTGCGTACTCTTCGAGTGGCACTCCTAATTTTTTAGCTATTGCTACCTGTGATGAAGTGAGTCTCACAGTTTTGCGTCCTGGTTTTACGCTTCTATTTGCCGAAGCAACAGACTGAACTGGTTTGGACGTAGTTTGTTTATCAGTATTACCAAATTTATGAGGAAAGTCAACTCTCATTCTTTTATCAACTTCCGCATAGTACTCATCTGATTTAGGGTCATAACCCTCTTTATCAACCAAATCCTTATGGATTTCAAAGGCTGTAAAAGTCATAGCTCGATCTTGACCGAACCACGTATTTCTAGCTGCCCATTCTTCCGCTCTAGGATCTGCTTCAGGTAATTCTGAAGGAGTTTGCTCTGGTAATCTTCCACCGTCAGAGAGTCTAACAGGTTCATCCTGTTGGACCATCTCTTCTCTTCCTTGTTTAAGCTGTTCCAATTTTGCATTCTCAAAAGCGAGTTGTGCAATTTTTTTATTAGCTTCCGTTTGAGCCGCAGCGTCTCCATTTTCTATCGCAGAAGCCAGCTCTCGTTGGGCTGACTCTAATCCAGATTGGACACTTGACTCAAATTTTTTGACATAATCAGAATCTGTTTTTTTAAATCTAGATTCCAATTGTTGTCTTTTAGTTTCAACAGCTTTAGCATAATCTAATGCTGCCTTTTCCCTACGTTCTGCTTCTCTCATTTTTCTTGTGAGTTTAGCAATACGAGCTTGAACACCTTTGCTGTATTCTTCTAATTCTCCATCAGATTTTTCAGCTGGTTGTTCTTTTGGTTCCTGGTCCGTGCTTTTTGTTTCTTGAGTGGTTTCTTTCGACTCGGTTTCTACAACCGACTCATCTTTTTCTTCTGGTACATCGATCTCGGCCCCTGGGCCAGACGTATCAATGTCCACTGTTTTGTTTTCGTCTGTTTGCATAGTTATCTCCTATGTTGGTTAATATTCATGCAAGATATCCTCTGGATTCTTGATGGTTGCTAAAACTTCATCATCGTTTAGCAGACGAATTTCTCCTCCCTCAATTTTTATTCTGGATCCTGCATATCGGGCAAACATTACCCAATCACCTTCCTTGCACCACGGACCATCGGCATAACGCTCCTTGTCCTTGTAGCAATCTGGACCCATTCTTAAAACTAAACCACATTGAGAAGCAACTTGTTGTCTCTCTAATGTTTGTTCAGCTAAAACTATTCCGCCTTTTGTTTTTTCCCTCATCTTAAAAGGCAAGACTAACATTCTCCAACCTGTTGGGTTAGGAAGTTTTTCTTTTTCGTCAGTTAATTTTTTTTCTTTTGGCTGTGCTTGATATTTTTCTTCTAAAGCATTTTTATGCTTTGGTATCTCGGCTTGAGATGTCGATGACTGTTCCATTGTTTTGCTCCTTATCATTTAGCAGGATAGAGATCTCCTGTTTAACCGCTTCTAAAGCGTTTATTTGTCCTATTATATACTTGTATTTCTCCATATTGTCAATGTTTCCAGAGGTTACACTAATAGACAATTGTTCCAGTCTCACATTAATACTTTTTAATAATCTAGTTATTACTCTTTCTAAATTCACTTTAACAATTCCACTTTCGAAGGGATTTGTTTATTCTTGAATCAGGATCTCTTGCAGTTTTAGCTGATGTCAATCGTTTTTTCATGCCCTTCATACGAGCGCAGAAGCTTTTTCTTCTGTTAGCAGCTTTTGATCCTTTTTTTAATTTTGATGGTTTTGTTGTTACAGCCATAGAAAGTTTAGAACCAGGATTTGCAGCTCTGTAAGATGCAATACCTTTTTTATTTAATCCACCAGATTCAGACTTACCTTCTTTTCTTTGCCATGCTGGTGAGCCGCCTGATTTGAATTGTCTTCTAAACATTATTCTTTCTTTTTATCATCTGCAGTTTTTTTAACTGCATATACTGTTGCTGGTATACCTGGTTTACTCCAAGCACTAACTTGATCAGAAACTTTTTTGCTATTCATTTTTTTAATTTCTTTTTCTGCAAATTTATCAACTTTTTTTTGCACTTTTTTAGCTTTTTTTGTAAAAGCTTTTCCTAATCCTTTTAATGCAATTATTCCCATAGTTATGCCTGTGATTTTTTAATTGCTTTAGTTGTTGGTGCACCTTTG